ATATAGATGATTCGGTTCCAGAATACTCCACCTCCTCTTCAATTAAAGAGAGTCTCACAAATAAAGCAGATCTGCCAGTCGACCCGATAGACTTAGAGATTCTTAGGAATTCCGGTCAGAGCCTCTTAGATTGGCTAAAGAGAAGTAAAATTTATCATCTTCTCCGCTTGATGGCAAAGGCTGCACAAAGCATTCTCAGCTCAGCTAGAGACATATCGGGGAGGAGATTTACTGTGAAGGCTGAATGGTCAGTCCTTAGCATAGACATGCTGGTCTGTGGCAATCCTGTCGAGCAAGATAAAGGGGTAATATATGTATCCTTGATAGATCAGGGGAGACTGGTCAAAACGTGGCTTTGGAGATCTGTTGATCTTAAACACTATGTCAGAGCATCCACTGCCTTAGTGTCTTGTTGCGCAGGAATGTTTTCTGAATGCTCTGGTAGGAAGCAGGCAGCTCTAGATGTCTACTCTCTTTTGATCTTTGAAAACTCTTGGGGTGCTTCTAAGATACTTAAGGTTTATAGATACATGTCGATGGGGTTTCTATATAAGTCCCCTTTGCTCTACAGACAAGTGCTAAAGCTCAGGAAAACCATTGAAGAGAATTCGTCCATGGTCAGAAGGAAGATGTCTCTCTCACTTCTTTTCTCCTTACTTAGAACCCCAGCCGAAGGAACTCCGGCATTTGGATTCGATGAGGCAACACTGGGTTATGAGATATTCCTAGTCAACCTTTGCCCCTCTGACACATATGGCAGTCGGAAACACAGAGTTGATGTCACCAAAGAATTTATGGAAGAGATAGAGCTCTGGGAAAATCGGAAGTCAAGTACCATAAACTCATTTATGTCATTTAACTTCCTCATAGAGAATGCAAAGGACAGAGATTGGGATGCTTGTAGACATATCATGAGTGTCATGTCAAAAGAACTTAATGAGCTCTCAATAAGAAACAAAGGCAGATTTACCTTGTCACCTTTATCTCTCTTGTCAGTATGGTCAGTTATTAAGAAACTCAGAGTCAAATTCACTGGAACTGTCCCTAAGATCAATGAATTGATGACTATGAAAGCCTCCTTTGATCCCCTAGAAATATCAAAATGCTCTGCTCTGGAGGCCATTAGTAGGATTTCGCTCAAAGAGAATCAGACTAACACTTCGTCCTTAGCAATCTCCATTCTCTCCAGAGTCATGGATCTCACCTTTAGGATGTTTGACAAGGCCCAGGTCGGTGGCAATAGAGAAATATCAATACTCTCATCTGAGTACAGAATATTACAGTCAATACTTGAGAATTTTTCTAAAAGATTAGGAGCAGCTACAGGCATAGACATGTTGGACAATCCTCTTAAGGTCGAGCTACTATCTCGCGCACATAATGCCTGCAATGGGGGGATCAGACTGACTGCAGACCAGACAAGATGGGGACCCAATTTCAACACTAGCCTCTTTGGGTATATGTACTGCTTGTTCTCCCGAAGAACTACAGAAGCCTTCGTGCCAATGATTACTTGTTTCCTTGGAGAGCTCAAAATATTTGAAGCTATGGGTTACTCTGAGCTATGGAAATATCAGAGGGACGGCTACACCCTCCCTGGCATGTTCGGACAATCTCATATGGGACAGGGAATATATCACTACACATCCTCTCTCTGGCATTCTCTGGTCCATAAAGTATGGTCGGACAGAATAGAGAGAGTTTATAGTAAGGCAAGCTTGAGAGTCACATCGTTTTGCACTAGTGATGACATTGCTCAGTTCTTCATTACAAAAGAGAAGGAAGGTGAGGTTCTTGACTCCAAAACAAAGAATAAGATCAGACAAAGATCTCTAAGCTTCCTAAGGAAGTATCCCAGTTTCCTTCAATTTTACTCTATACTAACTAGTGATTATAAGAATATGATATCAGATGCTTCTATTGAGTTCAATTCTTTCTTCTTGAACTCAGCTTCAGTTGGATCGAATTCCATCAAGTTCCTCTTCTCTTTAATTGAACCATACACTTCAGGAAACAAATTAAGAGATCTCAACAATATTTGGGACACATTCTCTGACGGTTTAAACTCTGGGTTGTCCACTGACACATCAACAGTCTTAGCATTATGTACAATGAAAATGAGGCTTCTCCAGTGGGCTGAGCGATCAGAGTCCATACTTGGTCTGATCCATTTATTTAGGCAGCGACAGGCGGCCCGAGACAACAAGTATGAGCTTCCCCTGATGCTCTCTGGAAAGTGCATAGGGATAACTGAGGAGGATGTTCCAGAATGTCCCACTGTTCTGCCCTTTAGAAAGTATGCAGATTATGTGAGGGGATTGGACGATTACACCCAAATGCTTAGAGAAGAGACAGCTATGGCAAAGATGGAGTTGAAGAAAGAGACTCTAAGCAAGGCAAAGGCCAGGAGGCTCTCTTCAAATAGAGGTTTAGTCTTATCAAAGAAGCTGAGGTCAATGTCCAGGATTCTACTGCCTTATGATAATTCCATTGGTGCTGTTTCCATCACATCTGCAGCATATCTCTCCTATGTGATATCTAACTCAGGGGCATCTGGACTCTATTCTCCAAGTAGGGCTTACCAGCAAAGACCATACACAGTTCGCAGAGAGGCCAAGGGGGGAATAAGTGTGGTTACCCTAAGGAGCTCAAGACTGTCCAGAGCAGATTTAGATCAGTTGGTTGTCTCTTCATATGAGAGAGTAGGTCGTCTCAACCCAGAAAGTACACAAATTCAGATCTACTTGCATCTCTGTAGAAAGAAGGCTAATCTGAGAATGAAGCTGACAAAGGAGTTGAGCGAAATGAGCTTTCATCAGAGGATCAGACATTTTGACAATGTCATATCACAGTCACGGATTGTCGGAAATGCTAAGCGCTTGGAATACAACTCTAGTCCTAAGGAGTACGAGTCTTATCAGTTTGAGGATGTTAGCGGAGTAGTGTCTTTCTTTCCCGTCAGAAATCTCCTCATGTCTGAAGTCAATCTTTTAGGTCTGGAATCAGATTTTCCCAAGATATATTCAATGAGGTTTGGTAAGGTTCAGATGATGGATCAGCAATTCGGTAAAAGGACAGTTGTTCCATACTATGAGAGGGAATTCAACATTACAATGGAGGATATATTAATGTCGGCCAGGAAGCTCTTAGAGACTGAACCAGGATTTGCCATGTCATCCGGCAGAAGCCCGATTATGTACATGAACATAACAGCTTACCAAAGGGAGTATCAAAGAGATAATGAGGTAGTATATGACATAATCAATCCTGATGTTGATGAGGACATGGGTTCCTACATATTGAGGATTATGGAGGCAGCTGGAATGGGCTTTGAAGATTCTTTCGAGAGTTTTGATTCGAATTCCAAGGATGAAGGTGATATTCTTCCAAAAGATTCCTTTAAAGTTAAGACAAATATTATATCCATTCCGATAAAGCAACATGTTTCCATATTGGCCGAGCCATGGTTTCTTCAGGAGAGTATTAACAATGCTATACTTGGGAGGATGATATCAGATGGGTTTGTTCAAATGCAGACTCAGGGGGATCCATTTCTGGCCTGGTCATACTGGATGAGCCACAGGCATAATTTGACCAACCGCATATCCATCAAGAGTAAGTCTGGAGAATTGAGAGAATATTCTTATAGCTTATATCTTAACTCGCTATTTGACATTAGAAGGGTGGTTTCTGAGATTGCTAGAGATGTCTACTTACCAATGAGCTCATCAGCTCAATTGAGAGCTCTTAGAATGCTGTCATGCTCCAGAAACTCTGAAAACTTGGGTTTCGATGCAATAGGTCCACTGCCTATAGGCATAACGATCAGCTCAGAACCAAAAGGACGGCTAGTTGATCCAAATAGGATAGAGAGCATCGATGACATTAAAGAGTACGTTGCCTTTGCACCATCCAAATCATTCTCCTCTCCAGAGAAGAAGAAGATCTTTAGTCTGTATTAGACCGAAGTTCTCACAAGACTCAGTTTAAGGTTCTAAATTGCAAAGTTTTAAGTTTTAAGTTTAG